CCAGCACTACGCCTCCTTGGTTGCAAAACCCAGTAAACCAGCAGCCACAAGAAAATGTTCGGGTTAAAACCACCATTGATATTAATACCGTCTATACACAAGAGTGGAATTATATCAGTAAGGATGGCGAAATAATATGCTCGGTTAGGCGTTACGACATCGATGGCAAGAAAGAATTTAGGCCATTCCTACCAAACAATACCTATTCAAAAGCACCTGAAGTTAGGCCACTATATAATATCCCGAACATATTAGGTGCCAAGCAAGTAATATGGGTAGAGGGCGAAAAGTGTGCCGAAGCTTTAATTCAATCGGGATATATAGCAACTTGCACTTTGGGAGGGGCTGGTGCATTAACCAGAAACAACTCTCATAAGTATGATTTCACACCACTCAGAGGCAAAGAAGTTATCTTATGGCCTGATAATGATGAAGCTGGTAAGCGCTTGGCTGAAATTGTTCGGGATATGTGTGTGGATGTTCAAGCTTCCTCAGTAACAATGCTCAAGCCACCATTTGATAAACCAGAAAAATGGGACTCAGCAGACGCAGTAGAAGAAGAATTTGATATAAAGGCGTTCATTGATAAAAACTCTCAGTTTAAAACTAGAAGTATTAATCTTCTAGATGATAGCTTGCTTATAAATCGGTTTAGTGGAAAAGCACCTGTTCAAAATTTCTTGATAGATAGTACATTCCCATTGGGCATACCGATTATATTTTCTGCGGCTGGAGATGCTGGTAAAGGCATGATGACCCTAGACCTTGGTATGAAAGTGGCATCTGGATTTCCTATGCAAAATGCATTTGGCGGTATCGTTAAAGAGCACGGTGATGTTGTTATATTTACCGCAGAGGATGATGAGTCAGAAGTTCACAGACGTATCGAGAGAATGGATCCGTTTGAAAATAGAAGAACATTCAAGCATAAGCTTCATATTGTGCCATTGCCTAATGTAGGCGGTACATTCCCCATACTTAGCGAAATAAATGGCGAGTACATTGTCTCAGACGAATTTAATCGTATCCATGACCAGATGTTACAGATGGAAAACTTGAAATTAGTTGTGTTTGACCCGCTTGCGTCTTTTGTTCACGCTGATGTGAATTCTGACCCTGCGGCAGGGGCTGCCTTTACTGGTCTTATGGCTAGGGTCGCAACAGAAACAGGGGCAAGTATTATAGTATGTCACCATATGACTAAATCAGGCGATAAGCCTGTGTCATCACCAGAGCAAGCCCGTAATCTCATTCGGGGTACTTCCGCATTGGTTGATGGTGTTCGCTCGGCATTTGCACTATGGCAAGTCGAGGAAAGCGAGGCCAAGAAAAGATGTTCGGCTCTCGGCATAGGTTACGTCAGAAACGTATGCTTTGATGGTGCTATAGTGAAGTCCAACGGACCAGCAGAAAGAAAAATACGAAAATTTGTTCGGGATTTAGACAGCGGTTTGCTGGTAGATAATACACAAGCACTAGAGGCGGTAGAAACATCTAATGAGCGAGATGTTAAGCTAAACGCTCTATATAACTGGATTGAGCTATGTGAGCGTAATGGTCGGGCTTTATGTCAAAAGACAGGGGCTGATTCAATCATAGAGCGATTGGACGATGCGAATGCACCAACTACATTACAAAACATCTCTCAGGCAACAATAGATAGATATGTTCGGGAATTAATACAGACAAGGCGTATTGCGAAGTATTCATTTACGGCAACAGGAGGTAGTAAATGGCTTGGAACCACACAAGGCGTCATGTCTAATGGCGAATACCAAGCGGTTACTGCAAGAGACAACGCATAGAAAGGAAAAATAAATGAGTAAATTTAAAACAATAATGGGTGTTAATTGGGAAAATGAAATTGTTCCTGATTTTGACAGTTATGGCAGACCAGATTTATTGAAATGGGACAATGACATGGATAATGACATACCTGAATTTGAAAAGTGGGCTACGTTTTATGATGAAGAGGCGGCAGATGCTTGCAGACCAGTATTAAAAGAACTGCAAGAACAACAAGCCAAAGATTATGATCCTAGCGATCCTGATTATGATCGAGATTATCCACCAGAGTTTGAAGAAAAGAAACAAAACTTAGAGCCAAGTTGGGAATGGTTTTGGAAAGATTGGATACAGGCAGATTTAGGATTTGAATGCCATAGCTATGGTTGGGGTAAAATGGAAGATGACTTGGGTAAACCATACCCAATGAGCAAAAAATACCCAGGAGAATATGATTGGGATTATATTTGTTCTACAGCACCTTCACGAGAAAACTTTGTAGCTACTGTTACCGAAGAAGTGAAAAGCCAAATTTTCCAAGTATTTGAAGATGGCTTTGACTTAGAAAATCTTTTTGAAGAAATAGAAAATGCCCATGAACTTTATAAAAAACATTATAAATATTAATGCTTAACATTATCGCTAAATACGCTCACCAGAGCGATGATATACCAGATGGCTATACAAGAAGGCTATTGTATGGTCATCATGGTTCTAAAGGGTATGTAGTTGATTATAAGGAGGCCGTAATGGACGAAAAAGACTATGAGGGTAAACCAAGATATTACTTCTTGGATAAAGCAGAGGATTATATCGGAGGTCCTAGAAACCAAGAATATGGCGATGCTAGGGAAAACTTCTATAGAATAGCTCAGATCCTAAACGCTATATTAGAAGATAAACTAAAATCACATCTAACAGAAGAAGATGTGGCTCAGATATCTATCGGGATTAAGTTGGCGCGGTTAAGACACACACCAGACCATGAAGACTCATGGATTGATATCGCTGGTTATGCGGCTCTTGGAGGAGAAGTCTCTTGCGAAGAATAAAACACGGGACAGAAGATTTAAGAGAATTCAAAACCAAACCATTTAGTATGTTTGAAAAACCGCAGCAGGAACCGCTGCATAAGGAGAAGAAATGTTCGGATTGTGATAGCCGCCAAGCTTGGTTTTCAGAAAACTCAGGTAAAACATGGCAATGCGAAGAACATAAGAAATGGTAACTATCTTTACAGCGCAAAGACGCAAGGAGTATTTTAATGTTTGAAGCAGCAATAACTTGTCTTGCCCTTAATGTGTACTTCGAGGCTCGTAATCAACCCATGATAGGGCAAATAGCAGTAGCACAAGTGGTTATGCACAGGGTGTACGATGAACGCTACCCTAATGACGTTTGTGAGGTCGTAGAACAAGGACAAAGATACTCCTGGGATAAAAGTAAACTTGTTCGGGATAAATGCCAGTTCTCATGGTTCTGTGATGGTAAATCAGACAAACCTACCGATATGTATGCTTGGGAAAAAGCTATGATGGTTGCCGCTGGAGTCTATCGTGGTGCTGTCTATGACATGGTAGATCGGTCTACTCATTATCATTCAGTGGACGTATTACCAAGCTGGTCAGAGAGCAAACAATATGTAGTTCGGATCAATGATCATGTGTTCTATAGATGGGAAAAATAGGTATCAGTGTCAATGAGGGTGTGATACCAGTGTCAGTGATACCTCAATAAAATCAATGGGTTAAGTTAAAAGGAATCAGTTAAAGTAAAATGAATGACACCAACGCTAAGTCATTGAAAACAAACAAGGTATCATTGGTGTCACTGGTGTCATATATATATATATGTGGGGGCAGTGATTCCCCACACATATATTATTAGAAAAGGAAGATAAAATGACAAATTTTTATGGAGTATATAACATGACAAAAGAACAGTTCAAAGAAGAGCTTAGATTGTTAAATGATAAGGTGGTAAACTTTCCGCCACCAAAACCTAGTAAACAAACAAGAACTTATCTTAAATCTTCTCGCGGAGAAAAACCAACCTTTACCTCTAGAAGTAGATAAGGAGCAAAATAAAATGCCAAAAGCAGGGCAAAGTTTATCTAAGGAGCAAAGTCTAGCTCATATGAAAAGGCTAACTCCACAACATCAAAAGTTCTTAGATAATTATATGTATCGGGATATGACGCAAACCGCATCAGCAAGAGAAGCGGGTTATGCTAATCCGTCAGTTGCCGCTGTTCGGCTTCTGCGTAACGCTGTTGTCCAAGAACGCCTAGAAGAAATGAGGCTGGAGGCTAAAGCTAAGTTCGGAGTAACAGTTGATAAGTCTGTTCGGGACTTACTGAAGCTTAGAGATGAGGCTTGGCAGTTAGGTAAGTTCGGGGAAGCAATACGCGCTGAAGAGCTGCGTTTGAAAGCCACAGGGCTACTTATAAATAAAAGCCATGTAACACATGAAGATGTAACGGGTTTAACTAAGGAGCAAATGCTTGAAAAACTTGATGAATTTAGGCGTTTGGCAGACAGCAGAATGAAAAACGTCACGACTGTTGAAGGAGAGGCACAAGAGATAGTGCCTGATACAGAAATACCCACTATATCTAGTGATTAACCTTGTTTCCCCAGAGAGACGCTCTGGATATGTTCGGGGGTCGCCCTAGAGCCACATCGGGGCATATATCGGGATATGTTCGGGTTATGGTCATCGGGATCGGGGCTGCTCCTTGGCGCTGCAGCTTGAAACCCGAAGAAATGTTCGGGTTCGGGACCTCCTCCGACCTGGGCTGCTGCTGAATCATCGGGGTCTTCCCTGGCGACACAGCTTCGGGATCTGAACAAATGTTCGGGATTATCCGCTGCCTCCCTGGGTAAAACACAATATCTTGTGCTACAGATTTTCTGCCCCCCCTGGCAGCCGTGTTGCAGCAACTCCTCCCTGGGCGCTAACCAGAACAATTGTTCATCGAGCCCTGGGCCAGGAAGCTGCCTCCCTGGGCCGCAGCCAAAAACTTTTTTTTATTTTTTTTCTTTTTTTATTTGACATACGAAACAGACTTCACTATATATTATATATGAAACGCATTTCACACACGGGAGGAAAGAAATGACTAAAACAGAATTTATTGCAATATGCGGTGAGTTACTAATAGACGTTGATGTTGCATTATCGGACGATAATGTTGAAGCAATGCTAATAAGTCGTGAAGATGAAGAGCTAAAAGAATATTTAAAGAATGAATTTTAATAACAGGAGGGAAGAAATGATTAAAAACCAAAAAACCAAAAAACTAATAGCAGATTTACAATATGTAGACTTGTTTGACCCAAACAATGTCTATAGGCGCTACTTCAGGCTTTGGCTTGATGGCTCGTATCTAGGAGAGGCACATTACAAGCGCAACATTGAACAAGCAAAGCGCGTATGGAATAAGCATCGTAGGTCTGTCCGTGCCTTTGTACTGAGTGAGTGGAACAAATACAACGCAACTGACTTGAGCGAATACTCACAGCATCAAATCGCTAGAGCCTTCAAGGAAGTTCTGGGTGATAGATTGGAAGAGTTCAACGATGCGCTTATTGAAGACTTCCGCGATGAGTTCCGTGAGCTTGTAGAAGAACGGGAAGTAGCATGAGTAAGTTATACTTTGCTTACGGCTCAAACCTTAACTTGGGGCAAATGCAACAGCGTTGCCCCAATGCTAGACCCGTGGGAAAGGTCGCCTTTTACGGACATGAACTGATCTTTCGGGGAGTGGCTGATATTGTAAAAGGTGACTCTTCTACTCGGATAGAAGGCGGTCTATGGGAAATCACACCAGAATGTGAGAAGGCTCTCGATATATATGAGGGAGTCGCACATCGGCTCTATAGCAAGATATATATTGCTGGAGTGATGACTTACCAGATGAATGGCGGGGAAATATCACCGCCACCGTCAACATATTTTAACACAATACTACAAGGGTTTCACGATTTCGGTTTAGACACCACTTACTTATATGATGCGGCTGGTTGGTCGCACTTTACGCAAACAAAGGAGGATGATTATGGATATAGCTATTTATAAGATGAAGTTTGAAGAGTTTAAAGAGCTTCTAGCTCAAGCAAACCTAGAGCCCCTAGGTGAAAGCGGGGGGCCATTAATGAAATGTTCGGGTAACAAAGACGCTGCTTGGGTCGGAAGATGGAGAGCTGAATC